CGATTCAGAGTTTGGTACTCCGCAGTCTTATTTTGATACCTTTGGTATTGACACAAACAGGGTGCTCCATACTCCTCTTACAGATGTGGAACAGCTCAAATTCGACATCATGCAACAACTGCAAAATGTCGAGCGAGGAGACCACCTCATCATCGTCATCGACTCCATCGGAAATCTTGCCTCCAAAAAAGAAGTAGAAGATGCTATGGATGGTAAATCTGTTGCTGACATGTCACGTGCCAAACAGATGAAGTCATTGTTCCGTATGGTCACACCACACTTGAACATGAAAGATATTCCACTCGTTGTAGTAAATCATACATATAAAGAGATTGGTCTTTATCCAAAGGACATCGTTGGTGGTGGCACTGGATCATATTACTCAGCAGACAACATCTTCATTCTAGGAAGACAGCAAGAAAAAGAAGGAACAGAAATTGTTGGATATAATTTTATTATCAATGTCGAAAAATCTCGATATGTTAAAGAGAAATCTCGTATTCCTGTCTCAGTGTCTTTTGATGGTGGTCTTAGCAAGTGGTCTGGTCTACTTGATGTTGCACTCGAATCAGGACATGTTATCAAACCTAGTAATGGTTGGTATTCGAAAGTAGATAAAGAAACTGGTGAAGTTGAAGATAAGAAATGGCGCATCAAAGATACCGACTCTAAAGAGTTTTGGTTGCCAATTCTTACATCGAAATCATTCTATGATTATATCAAGAACAAATACTCCATGGGTCAGGGTGATATGATTCAACGTGACGAATTAGATACTGCACTAGAAGCATTAGAGTTCGATGAATAAACATCTTGCAGAACCACCAATTGTAGTAGTTGAGAACAGGAAGACTGGTCTCGACGCATTACGTTTGACTGATGGACCATACAAAGGTATAATCTATACCTACGGAAAAGTTTCTTTTGATGAAGAAGGAACTGAGAAGGTTCATATGAAATTTGAATATGACATCCTAGAAGATTCAGGTGTTAGTTATGATGACGATGAATTTGAAATATACATTGGTCACATTCTCCAACACTTGATCACTAAGCAACTCCAAGAAAATAGCATTACATACACTGGTGGAATTGATGAGAATAGAACAGAAGATCCTGAGCAGTCTGATACATGATGAAAAGTATTGTCGTAAAGTTATCCCATTTATTAAAAAAGATTATTTCTCTGAACGAAACGAAGCTGTCCTTGCAACTGAAGTAATTAAATTCTTCACAACATATAACAAGCCAGCAACTAAAGAGATTTTATCTATTGAGGTAGGTAACAGGAAAGACTTAAACGATAAAGAACTGTCAGACGTTAATGAATACATAAAAAACATCAGCAATGAACCAGTCAATGAAGACTGGTTGATGGAAAACACCGAGAAATTTTGTAAAGACAGGGCTTTATATAATGCAATTCTTAAATCAATTCAAATTATTGATGGTCGAGATAAAACCTATACAAGTGATGCTCTTCCCTCTATTCTTAGTGATGCTCTTGCTGTGTCTTTCGATAACCATGTCGGTCATGATTACATCGATGACCATACAAGTCGTTATGAATTTTATCACAGGGTTGAAGAAAAAGTTCCTTTCGACTTGGACATGTTTAACAAAATCACCAAAGGTGGTTTGAGTAAGAAAACTCTAAACATTGTTTTGGCTGGCACTGGTGTTGGTAAGTCTTTGTTCATGTGCCACATGGCTGCAGGAGTATTGACTCAGGGTAGGAATGTTCTTTATATTACCATGGAGATGGCTGAAGAAAGAATCGCAGAACGTATCGATGCAAACCTTCTGAATCTTACCATGGATGAATTAAAGGTTATCGATAAAGATATTTACGAGAATCGTATTGACAAGATTGCCAAAAAGACTAAAGGCAAGTTGATCATCAAAGAATATCCAACTGCTGGCGCACACTCTGGTCACTTCAGAGCATTGTTGGAAGAATTAAAGTTAAAGAGAGAATATGCGCCAGACATCATATTCATTGACTATTTGAACATTTGTGCGTCTCAACGCATGAAGCAAGGTGGAAGTGTTAACTCTTATACATATATTAAGAGTATTGCAGAAGAGTTAAGGGGTCTTGCAGTTGAGTATAATGTTCCGATTGTATCGGCTACACAAACTACTCGATCTGGATTCACAAACTCTGATCCAGGACTCGAAGATACTTCAGAGTCATTCGGCTTACCAGCAACTGCTGACTTTATGGTTGCATTAATTAGCAATGAAGAGTTGGAACAGTTGAATCAAATAATTGTCAAGCAATTAAAAAACAGGTATAATGATCCTAGTTACTTTAAAAGATTTGTAGTTGGGATTGATAGATCTAAAATGAGGTTGTATGATGTCGAAGCCTCTGCACAAATTGGATTGTCTGACTCTGGTCAAGAAGATGATGGTCCAGTTTTTGACAAAGGTACATTTGGTAAGAGAATGAATACTGAAGAAAAATTTAGCGGATTTAAGTTTTAGGAGAGAATATGGTAAAAGTTATCGTAGCAAAAGAAAAGTTTGATTGTTCAAAGTTAGAAGGAACATTCGTAGACGAATCTCATTATGATCATCTCATCGAAGAAGATACTGATGTTTACATGCCAGCACCAATTGATGGTGGAGATCCTTACAGTGAGAAGCGTATTGTTCTAAAGTTTCGTAAGAACTACTTCACACAAGAGCAACAAGATCAAGCATATCTTGGTCTAAAAGATGCAGCAACTGAAACTCAGAACAGAGGCAAAGCAGCTGGACCACGTGGTGACAAATTGGGTAATCGTGAGTGGGTTACTGAGTATGAGTATGCCATCTTAGAATACTTTGAAGAAGCAAAGGCTATGCTTGGTGAAGATCCAGTTGAACAGATTCGCCAGAAATATAAGAACGCTGTTCAGAAACCATCCACACGAAATAATGTTTGGGGTATCCAAGCAGTTAAGAAAGATGGTTTTGATTTCGAGAAGTGGGTTGAAGCGACAAGCAAACTATCAGATACAGAACAACATTACGAGTCTCTGCGTATTCAAAAGAAATATGTTTGTCCGACAACTTATGCTAATGGAGTTCTTTCTGGTATTGCTGGTTGGTTCGATCGTTACCCACGTATCCCTTATGGTCGTGCTACTTCTTATACTGCAAATAACTTTGAAAAGTTTAAGATGTCATATCCATTCCTTCAGCAGTTGGCCAAAGGATTTAAAGAATATCTTCCAGAGCGTTTTGCAGCGCAGATGTCTGCAGCAAACAAACTTGATCCAGCATTCTTAGTTCCTGAAACTCCATTCACAACTATCACTGTTAACAATACATTTAGAACTGCTGCTCACTACGATGCAGGTGACTTGAATGAAGGTTTGTCGAATCTATTGACATTGTCTAATGATGGTAAGTATACTGGTGGATATCTGATTGCTCCTGAGTATCGTGTTGCAGTTAATCCACGTCCAGGTGATTTGCTTCTTATCAACAATCACGAAGTTATGCATGGTAATACTCCGATTGTTTGCCCAGAAGGTTCAGAGCGTATTAGCCTTGTTGTTTACTTCAGAGAAAAGATGCTGGAGTTGGGTAGCAAAGCGTATGAAGATGCACGCTATGAATATGTAGAAGGACGCAGGTTAAATAAAGAACACCCAGAACATAAAGATCGCCATCTTTGGAATGGTGTTACTGCAGGTATGTGGGATGAGAAAGAGTGGTATGACTTCTTGAGTGCTAAACAGGGTGGTGAAGATATGCTTGCTAAATATCATCCTACAACCAAAGGTGCTCTTGAGGAGTTTTTCTAATAATGTGTTCCATAATTGGTGCTGTGTTAAAGAATCCTCGTAATGAGGATTTTGAAATGATTCGTAGAGTATTCCTTGAGTCTAAGATTCGAGGAATGCATGCGACAGGTATATCTTTTTTACCGCATTGGAGTAAGTCAGTTGTAACTATCAAAGAAGCAATGCCATCTGATAGATTTATTGATACTCATATGCATATTGATAATATGAAGGAGATGGTTAATGACGATGGTACTCTTTACCTTATTGGTCACTGTAGATATAGCACTAGCGATTTATCTTATAATCAACCGCTAGCAAATGATGTGAAGTCTATTGTTCACAATGGAGTTATCACACAAGAACTTCCTGAGAACTGGGGCAACCTTTATCCTTACACATTTGAAACTAAGAATGATTCTGAGTTAGTATTACATTCAGATGACCCACTCAGAGAGTTCCCAGATGCATCTATGGCAGTGTGTGAACTTTATGCAGATCGTAAGTTACGATTCTATCGTAATGGTAAACGTCCATTATACTTGACAAGTATTGAATGTGGGAGTATAATTACCTCTACGGCAGATGTTCCAAAACGTGCTGGGGTTGCAGGGTTTCCAGTTAATGTTCTTATGAATCATTACAACACATTTGATGGTGACCTTGCATTGACGATTGAGCGAGTTGATATTAAAGATGCATTAGATTACCAAAAATGATATTAGTTGATTTAGCAAAAGTAGAAAACATTATTTCAAACAGTCCAGCTGGTAAGAATACAAAATTCTTATCGGCTGCACATTCATTGTGGTATCGGTTTCATAATTATGACAAAGCATTACCAATGGCTTATGAAGTTAATGGTGATGTTGTTTGTTTAATCTTTGCTACATTCAATCGTGATGGTTATGCCAACCTGTATGAGATCGTAACACTCGAAGGAAAAGAAGGAAATGGATACGCATCAAAGTGTTGGGACGCATGGATTAAATACGCAGTCGAAGAACGAAAATCTAAACGACTTAAAATCTCTTGTACACCTTCTTCAGTCACATGGCATTATCGCAATGGACTCATCTTCTGGGCAGTTGACCCGACTGGCTCGTTACGTTCTGACCAACCATTATTCTCAACTAGGCAAGAGCAAATTAGCTACAGAAATAATGCTATTGTCAATCCAACCTCTGCTCTGCCACCAAGCAAAGCACAAGATCAGTTTAGGTTAGAAGGATTAGAATTATATAAATGGGGTGATAAGAAGAAAGAAAAAACTCAAGCAGCAATTAATGCAGTTGGATCAGCATGGTTACGAGATGCTCTTATGAATCAACCAACACTACAAGAATTTTTATAATGGATTATCGTTTACAAGAAAATCGTAAAGAAGCATTCATACGCTGGTACGCATGGTCATTGAAGTATGATGATTGTGATCCAGCAGTATGGGCAACGAACTATCTTAATAAAAGATATGAACACAATGATGAACAGCGTCTTTGGTTTGCATGGCTTTATGGTAATACATACCAGTTGCAAACTGCATGGGTGCTAATGAATGAGTTTCCTGACTATGAATTAGCAACAGTTGATAGAATCACTCAATGGAATACAGCTAACTATAAGAGACTCCGATATCAAACTGACACAAAGTGGAACAAAGGACACCTTCCTGCCATGTTTGAGTCTTATCAAAAATTTATAGGAAGCGGAACACAACGTGATAGAATGGAAAGTTTTTATGCATCATCAGAGGAAGACACTTTTGATAGACTGTGGGATGGGGTTAAGTCGAGCCTGCATAAATTTGGTCGTTATTCCACTTGGTTTTACTTACAGCATCTTAAACATACTGCTGGCATCTCTGTTAATCCTACTTCTCTCATGCTGGACGATTATGATGGTTCCCGTAGTCATCGTAATGGACTTCTGTATGCCCTTGGAAAAGAATCCGATTGTGATCGAAGACTCAGTAATGTGGAGTATTCAAACCTCGAAGTACATGCAAAAGAAATTCTGGAAGAAAGTAAAAGACGATTCCCTGACTTAGTGGGACAGATTGATTTCTTCACCATGGAAACCTGCTTGTGTTCTTTTAAGAAACTATTCAGAGAACACCATGGACGTTACCTTGGTTACTATCTAGATCGTCAGGCTGAAGAGATTGTTAAAGCAGAGAGTGATAGTTGGTATGGTATTGATTGGGATGTTCTTTGGCAAGCACGTGAAGAAACAATTGATTTTAGATTAGACCATAAACGTGGTATCGATAAAGAAAGGTTTTCTTCTTTCCTGAATTCAGGTAAATTAGAAAATTTAGAATGGATGTTTAATGATGAAGAACCTATGTTAATTGGATTGGAGAATTTTTAATGGCTATTAATAGACCACAGCCCAGCAGTGTTTTGGGTGATAATATGATTGTGACTGGTACAGGTTTACAACCAATTTCAAATGGTGGGACTCTCAGTATCAATACTGCAATGAATACAGGCACTATTGCAGCAAGTGGATCTTATACTACAAATACCATAAGTGCACAAAAACCTGTAGATGAAATTCTAGATCAATTTGATATGAATGAACTTGTGGTTGAACATAAAGTTACAACCTTTGAACTTGCCAAATTGAAAGAAACTGTAGACTATCACGACATCATTAAAGAAAATTTGTCTAAGAAGATTTCTGAAGGTATAATTAACAAAGCAAGATTCACGAAGAAGCAAGATCTTGACTCAGATACTATATCTTTTCGTGGAAGAGTATGGGTATTTAATAAAGAAGAATTGCTTGACCTAATAAAGGAAGTTAGAAATGTTTGATAAATTTGCAGTGGTTGATGAGATTAGTGTTCAGTTGATTAGAAACCCAACTAAGACTAGAAAGATTATCGCAGTTGGTGGTCAACCTGGAACTGGCAAGACTACACTGTTTCGTAAATTTATGGAAAATAAACAGTGGATTGTAGGTGAACCAGCCAAGTTGGTATCAGCATCTTATAATACCGAACGAGATCTATACATCCTTGGTAAATATGATGAGGGTGAAACCTTTGCTGGAACAGATCGTCTTTCGATGGCAGTCCAACCCAACCTCCAAGAATGGGTTAAGTCTAATAACTGCAATATCCTTTTCGAAGGAGATCGAGTCTTCAACCAGTCGTTCCTAGAGTTTTGTATGGGGTTACCTAATACCGAATTGCAAGTGGTCTATTTGGCAGTCCCGAAACCTATGTTAGAACAGAGATACAAAGATAGGGGTTCAGACCAGTCTGAAACTTTCCTAAAGGGACGAGAGACTAAATATAGTAATCTATTGTCAAACTTTGACTTGATGCCTTATATTACTGAGTTTGTAAACACTAACTTAGAGGAGCAGGGGAAAGTACTTGCGCACTTGGAGAAACAGTTTAGTTAAGCAAGAACTTTCTGGGAACTATGAACTTCCTAGAAAAAGCCAATTACGACTGGATGGAACTGCTCAACTTTTATGAGCGTCCATTCAGAGCTAAACTCATACCCTCAAAAGTCTGGATTGATCTAGATCGTTATAAGAACGATTCTATCGGTCTTGCCAACTATGCTAAAAAGTGGCGAACCAAAGTCGAATGGCGCAATGAAAAGTCCAAAGCAAAGTGGGCAACAAATTATGTAGCAATCGGTGGTGAGTACTCTCCTGATGATCGCCAAATAACCCTACAAATTTACACAAAGAAATTCAATAGTTTCCCTTTCACTGATAAATCTTGGTCATCGTTTAAGATGAGATTTATTCAGACTCTTATGCATGAGATAATCCACTTCATGCAATATGATAGAAGGGGTGATGAATGGAGTAACTACGTTGTTCCATATAAGAAAGTTGGCATAGCCAAGAAAGATGAACAGAGAGCATACCTCTCTGAGTTTGACGAGATACAAGCATATGCGCATTGTGTGTATCTAGACTTTAAAATGCGCAGACCAAA